TGCATCACGCTGATTTCGGGATTGACCCTGACGGCTCTGACATTGTTTGCGAGTGCTTTGACACTCTTGATGAAGTAAGGCAGTACGTCCGTGAGATTGCTCAGTGGAATAAGTGGGGGGTTTAATGGAACCGATATTTCATTCCTTCATCACAGACGAGTTGCCAGAGGATCACAAACTCGCTTGGGAGCATGTTTACTGTGCCACCTGCAAAGCACTTGTTCACGCTGTACCGAACGAGTGCATGAGGGAATGGTTTGAAACTGGAGTCGGGGCGTTGTGTTTGAATTGTTTTGTGGCGCGTGTCGAATTAGGGGACTATGAAGAGTTAGGGTTTAAGACATGAAACCGGATCAGGTTCGTGAACTGTTGCTGTCAGGCAAGTCGGAAAGATCCAAGCAGCGATCCGTTGGGCCTTCTGAGATAGGTGGGTGTGCCCGTAAAGTGTGGCATCGTATTGACGGGACACCTGTAACTAATCCGGGCACGTTGTCGCTGGCATCCAATCTTGGGACTGCAATCCATTCGTGGATTGAGGAGAAACTATCAGGGGACGCACGTTACCTTTTAGAAACTAAAGTGGAGCGCGACGGTATTGTTGGGCACGTTGATTGTTTTGATATTGAGCAGGGTGAAGTGATTGACTGGAAGACACTGAAACTGTCGGGGGTTCCCTACTTTCCTTCTAAACAACAACGCTGGCAGGTTCAGGTGTACGGGTGGCTGATGTCTGTGGGGCATGAAGTGAAGTCGGTGTGTCTTGTGGGGATTCCACGGGACGGGAACGACAACCAGATTGTTACGCACACGGAACCGTATGATGAGGCTGTGGCTTTGGAGGCTCTCGCGTGGCTGCACAATGTGCGTACATCGTGGGAGAAACCTAAGCCGGAGAAGCCTAAAAAGTTTTGCCGCGACTATTGCGAGTTTTACGATCCGACGGGCCTAACGGGATGCCCGTCTAAAGGCTAATTAAGGGGCCATACAGGGCTGTGGATACTTCCCCGGACTGGTTACACCCGGAAAAACCCTAGACGTTTAGAACGCTCTTTAGCGTAGGCCGGTTTGGGGTGTAGAATTACGGGAAGCAACGTGTCCAACCGTGACCCGCCCCTGATCGTGGCCCCCGTGGCTCCTCTGGGTGTGGGTTGCCACGCCTAGAATGAGGTCAAGTTGAAGTACCTAGTCCACACAGGCATCTCGTACAACAAACTTTCTGCCGCGCCCGGTGACATAGTGAGTGACATCCCGGTCAAAAGTGTTCCGTGGCTACTGGAGCAGGGGCACATTTCTGAGTCTGACCCTAACCCGTTAAAAAGTGAGCCGAAGTCTCCCAAAGAAGGAGACAAATAATGCCCACGTTTCGTCACGGTAAGAAAACCGCCATTTTTATTAACGCAACGGACATGTCCCCGTTCTTGAATCAAGCCACAACTACTCAGTCTTTAGATACCGCTGAAACAACTACGTTTGGTGATGACGACAAAACCTATATGACGGGTTTGTCTGGTGGCACGATTTCGTCTAGTGGATTGTTTGACGCTACGGCGGGGGCTTCTAACGCTGTTTTGTCTGGGATGATTGCCACGGAGGACAACGCTGTGAGTGTTTTCCCTGAAGGTAACGCCCAAAACCGTAGGGCGATTTTGGCTAATGGGCAGTTGACTTCTTACGACGTTTCTTCTCCTGTTGGTGACGTTGTTGCTATCAGTGCGGAGATCCAAGCAGACGGGGGTTTGTATCACGGTATAGATTTGACTGGCAGCGTTTCGGCTTCCGCTACCGCTGACGGGGCATCCACTGACAATACGGATGCCACCTCAAATGGTCTTATTGCCAACGTTCACGTTACGGCGAACACCCGTGACGGGGCAAGTACCATAAAAATCCAACATTCCGTAGATGACTCTACGTTTGTTGATCTCATTACGTTCTCGTCCGTATCGGCAAGCGCAACAGTGGGCGAGAACCTGACAGCAAACGGAACCGTAAACCGTTATTTACGGGCGCAGCAAACGTTAGCCGGAACCACCGGGACAATCACATTCAATATCGCTTCGGCAAGGAGATAACACAATGCCAACTTTCAAGCACGGTAAAAACGCAGATTTTAGTTTAGACGGGTCTGCCGCAACACTGGTCAACATTTCAAATACTCTCAACAGTATCAACATGCCTCGTGCTATTGAAACTGCTGAGACAACTGCTTTCGGTTCACAAGACAAAACCTATATCACGGGTTTGTCTGGCGCGACCATTTCTCTCGCAGGAATGTTTGACGCAACCGTGGACGGAAACATTAGTACCGCGATCACGCACCTGAAGTCCGGTTCGTTTGCCAGTCTAAGTTTTCAGTATGGGCCGTCGGGTTCAACGACTGGACTTCCTAAGTTCACGGGTGAGGCTCTTATCACTTCGTATGACTTGTCTTCCCCTGTTGGTGACACGATCACCTACTCGCTGGAACTGCAAGTTACTGGTGCTGTAACACAGTCAACGTTCTAAGCCAAAAAATCCACGTCCCCTTGTGGGCCAATTAAAGGAGCATCAAATGAACCTAAAGGATTCAATTTTATCCGCGCAGGATATTCCTGAAGAAACTCTTGAGGTTAAAGAGTGGAACGTAACAGTTCTGATTAAGGGCATGACGGCGGGCGAACGGGTGAAACTCATGCAGTCGGCTTTTAATCAGGATACTGGTCAGGTGAACATGGCGGCGGTGTACCCGGATGTTGTTGTTTCTTGTGTTCACGATCCTGAGTCCGGTGAACCTGTTTTCACTGATTCTGACAAGGATGCTCTTATGGGTAAGTCAAGTGCCGCGATTGAAAGTATCGCTTCGGTTGGTTTACGCTTGTCGGGTATTGGCAAGGACGAGAAGGACGCGGCGGGAAAAGATTCCTCGTCAACTCCGAACAAAGATTCGTCTTCGAGTTAGCGCAAAGATTGGGTAGGACGGTGGCTGAACTTTTTTATGGAAGCCCCGGTCACCGTCCCCTGTCCTCTCAAGAATTAACAGACTGGATTGCTTTAGAAAATCTTAGGGTTTGGGAGCATGAGCAGGCAAGTAAGAAGCGGAGGTGATTGAGTGAGCGAAATGGATGTTACCGCGAGGTTCCGCGCTGACGTTTCTGACATGAAATCTAAAATGTCTCAGGTTCAGGGTTCCTTCAAAAAGACCACCGCTGAAGCGTCCGCGTTGCAAGCAAAAATGGCTGCTACTGGTCAAACAATGACTAATGTTGGCAAGAAAATGAGTCTTGCTGTTACTTTGCCTCTCGTTGGGTTAGGTGTTGCGGCCACAAAAATGTCTATGGACTTTGATGCTTCAATGGTAAAAATCACTTCTCTGGTAGGTATCGCTTCTGAAGAAGTTGACGGAATGAAAAAGTCTGTACTGGCACTATCTGGGGAGACTGCTAAAAGCCCTAAAGAACTTGCCGACGCATTGTTTGTCGTGACCTCAGCGGGTTTGCGTGGGCAGGAAGCCCTAGACGCTTTGGAGGCTTCCGCTAAAGCGGGTGCGGCTGGACTGGGTGAAACAGGAGATATTGCTCGCGCTGTTGCCGGATCTATGAATGCTTACGGCGCTGAAACTTTGAGTGCTGCCCGTGCGACAGACATTATCGTGGCGACGGCTCGCGCTGGTAACTTTGAAACTTCACAATTCGCGGGAGCACTCGGTAGGGTTTTGCCGTTTGCTAAGCAGGCCGGGGCAAGCCTTGAGGAAGTTGGCGGTTCTGTTGCGCTTTTGACTCGAACTAACGGTGATGCTGCACAATCCATTACGCAGGTGTCGGCTTTGATGCGAGCGTTTGTTGTGCCCACGGAGGAGGCTAAGAAAGCCTTGGGAGATGCTGGACTTTCAGCGTCTGACATGCGTGACCGGATTTCTAAAGACGGTCTAGCGAGTGCGTTGCAATTCTTGGATAAGAGCCTTGGCGGTAACCGTGAGCAGTTAGGCAAGTTGCTTGGGTCTAGCGAGGCCGCTGGTGCGGCGTTCCAGATACTTGACGCTGATGCACAAACATTAAAAGACACGTTCGGGGTAGTTACTGATTCCGTTGGTATGACTGACGATGCTTTTAAGATTACGAGTGAAAGCAGCGCGTTTAAGATGCAGCAGGCTATTACTCAAATCAAAAACTCTCTGATTGAATTCGGTGCGATTATTTCTCCGTTTGTTGTTGCTTTCGCTGGCGGGTTTGCGAC